TTCTTATATAATTTTCGGTGATTGTATCTAATTTATCAAAAGATTCAAACCATACTTTCTCTGTTAACAATCCATGATCCGCGATGCACTGTTCTATATTATATTTCATATTCGAATGAAAAGTTTTACCGTCACGAAATCCAGGTGTCACATTCATTCCTAAATAAGAATAAATATTTTTTAGTTCTAAACTGTTTAAATAATTTCCTTTTCGTAAACTTTCCCAATTGGAAATAGCAAAAAGTAATTCTAAAGAAATAGAATTTTTACCACGGTGAGAATAATACCAACCTTGCAGTTCACATAATTCTTTGACATCTTCTAAAAAATAATGAGCAGTTGATAATACTAACCATTGTCCTTCACTCATATCGACTTGAGTCACATCATTGTAATGTTTTAAAACACCGGTTTCATCTCGAGGTTTGTAAACTTTATCATAACGATTAGAAACATTGGCAATGATACGCTGAGATAATTCATGAATAGGTCCCCCCGGAATACGATAGGATTGTTCTAAGACTTTGATTTCATCGACTTCATCTTTTAAAGCAATGAAGTGATCAATGTCGGCTCCGGCCCATTGAAAAATAGCTTGGTCATCATCCCCTGCTAAATAAGTTTTCTCTGATTTTTCCCACATCTTACGAACCATTTGCCATTGCAAATAGGATAAATCTTGAGCCTCATCAATAAACAAAACATCAAAGCTAGGACAGTTATCGCCTTCTATAAAGTCAATTAAAAGATCAGTAAAATCTTTCATACTCTTTTCTTTTTTGTATCGACTTAATTCTTTGTCAATTAGATACAACGTATCGCGTTCCATATCTAAAAGATGCTCGTTCAAATCATATTGTTCGAGTACAGAAATGCCTTTAACTCTAGCTTTTTCAATGGTTTTTAAGTATTCATTATCGGAATTAAAGATACCGTCATCATCAGAATACGCCGCTACTTTAATAGGAATACCACACTTTTCTCCAAAGTCTCGATAGTCTGCTACACTCATCATTCTTTCACGACTAGCCCCGACTAATTTGAAAGCTAAAGAATGAAGTGTTCTAAAATGAATTAAGTCCGAGTCGGGATTTAAATTAAATTTTAATTCTGCTCGAGTCTTTGCTTCTTGCGCTGCTTTCTTGGTAAAAGAAAAATACCCAATCTTTTTGGGTCGAACACCTTGTTGGATAAATTGATCCACCAGGTTTAATAAAGTAGTTGTCTTACCTGTTCCCGGTGGTCCCAGTATGATCGTCTTCATAGTGCTCCTTGTTATAACATTTGATACAATAGTGTTCGTGGGCTTTTGTTTTTCTTCCTGGTTGTAAAACATTTTCAATCGTCATAATCATTGACCGAGAATATTTCTTACCACAATCCATGCATCTAATAATAGTCTTGTTCATATTTTACCTCCGATATACTAGGCTCTGTTTTCTTCATTGCTTTAATTTTTATTATTCTTGGTGTTTGATTTTTTAAAGTCATTCGAACTTCTTCAACAAACAATTCAGATTGTTTTAATAAATTACCTGTTTTGGTTTTATCTAATTCCCAATTGTTTCTTCTTGCAAAGTTATAAAAGTCTTCGAGTCTAAAATGACTATGGTCTTCCTCGGTCCACGACATTTTATTCAACATATCTTCTTTCACTCTTGCTTGAGCTCTATTCACGGTAAAGTCATACAATAAATTTTCTAATTGATTGTCATGATTTAAAGATTCCAAAGGTTTAATCTCTTGTAAGTTTTCTAATAGTTCTTTGAGAATAACCTGTCGCCAATCACGTGGTGCCACATTCGGCACCACAAGATTAGCTTGATCAAGACAACACAAAGCAAACATATTAGGACTATGTAATTCTTCTGATTTTAATTTGATAACTTTTCCGTCGACTTCTAAAAACCATTCCGGTGGTGTTGAAGTCATCTTGGTTAAATTTCTCAGTTCCGGTAAAGACTCTTCTTCAAAACCGACACCGTACTTTTTTGTTTTACATAAACTCGCATTACAAACGGAGTTAATGGGTGCATCTTTGCATCGATACTTATCATAATCTTTTCTATCTAAAGACTTAATGACATTCAAAACTTCCGCAGCTTTGAGTTGAGGATTCATGTAGTTTTGATTTGCTTCTTCTAATAAATCTTTCCAATTATCCGGATCCATTTTCTTATAGAAAACTCCGATATTAAATAAAGCATTGTTACGACTTCCCTCACCAAATCCACTTTCTGCTAGTTTATTTAAGCAAGGAGGCCCATCAACAAAAGCTTCTTTGAGTTTGGGTTTGTTAATTTTTAATTCATCGAGAGCAACCTCGGTTAGCGCATATTGATCATAGATGCCTAGAAACTCATCTAATTCTAATGGATCAGCATTATCATTTAAGGCATAACGGAGACTCTTAGTGCCGCCATGATAAGGCAAATTTAAAAAGCTACCGAGGTGTCCCTCTTTTACCAAGACCTCGTCTTGTTTCGGAAAGATTTCCGAATCATGATAACCTAGGAGGTTGGCAATCTCTTTGAGTTTCAATCGCATTAACTTTGCGGAAACAAATTCTTTTACAAATAAAAAGACATGTGCTCCGCCCGATTTCGAACGGAACACACATAGGGGCAGATTGTTCTTGCGAACCTGTTGAATTAGTTTTTTGTGGTCGAGGTTATAGATATCGATATCAATACAGCCCCACTTACATTGATTGTTTTCATTAATAGGAATAATTCCTAGAGCTGGCAGTTCACCGTCTAAATGACGTTGCCATAGTTCATCAGTAACTTTTTTTCTTTCAAATCCGGATTTAACTTTTTCTTTTCCGCGATTGTCACGTTCCCCGGTTTTAAAAGTATAACCGTGAGCGTCATTAAAACCTTCAAATATTTCTTTAAATCTTTCTTGCATATCCACCTCTATTTTGTTGTGGTGGGGCCCTTAAACCCCACCACCATGAGCAACCCTAAAAGGGAACTTTATCTTCTGATTCTTCTTCTTCATTATTATGTTTTGCTTGCACGTCACCTTTAGAAACACTTTCAGCAAATTCTTTTGCTTGCTGATAGAGTCCTCTATCTTCGACCGGACCTATCTTCGCAACGGACCATGTGTTCCATGTTCCTTTGTTGTTGGACCTTTCGACTGTTGTTAGATGATATACATGGCTAAACATAGACGGCGTGAATAATCCGTTTTTCCCTTGCATCTTGATACTGCTAATCATCGAGTTCCACTGTCTACTTGTTTTTAATCCTGTAGACTTCATGGTAATCAAAGCAGTTTCTGCCGCTCCATCGTCTCCGATGACAATCACAAAATAAGATGCAGTGTTTTCTAAATAGTTACCATTCGGTAATCTATCTTTATACATCGCATCTCTTTGCACTTGGCCTAAAAGAGGGGTGTTTGCCGGATGAACTGCTACAGGTGCGCCGGAGCCTTCACCTCTATCTGTCCATTCCACATATTCTCTTTTGTAATAACAAGGTACTACCTTGATACCCTTCTCTCCGTCGTAAAGTTTTTTCGAGACGGTGTTAAATAACATTCCAGGTCTTGCACCTTCAATGTATTCCGCTTTCGATTTCTTTACTTGTGGAGATAAGTCACCCAAGATTCTAATGAAAGGAAGAGCAAAATCGTCTCCTCCCATTTGTTCCATACCTTTATGAGCATCTTCTTCGAACATGCTTATTGCCGGTAGGCTTTCTTTTTTTACGTCTACGCTATTCGCGGTTCTCGTTTCTTTGTTCATGTTTATCGTTCCTTTATTTTTTACGGGTTATTTTCGTTTCGTCTTTAATAAATAAATTAAAGACATCAGAGGGCATGTCCAACCCGTTTTGAACACGCTCTCTGAATAGCGCTCTTAAAGTGGACGGTTCAACCTTTTGAGATTGTTCGGGCTCGTAACCACTTTGAGCGGCAAGGCTAAAAAATTCTTCAGCCTTGTTATCCTCGCCAGTGCCGAAACTCACAGCAACATTGTTTTTAATAATGTCACCTAAGTCATTCTCGCGAAGCCAGTTGTGCGCCTTTTCTTTAAGAACAGGATCTGCTTTCATGGTGCAGCTGTACTTCTTAGAAACTTCCACAGTACTTCCGTCTAGGAGTTTCAATGACGCTAAACCTTGTTCTGATAACAAACTAGGAATTACTTCTGAACTAATAACATCTCTTCGTTGTTGTAGTTCCTTGAGGTGGTTTTCCTGTACTGCTATCTGATCATCTAAGTCCAACATTTCTTGGCACTTCGATGCTAGTTGATTAATGTTATCTGATTTAGAAGCAAAACCTTCTTGGTCTTGTTCCATTTCAGCGATTAGATTGCTCATTACTTTATCCTTTCTTGTATAAGTCAATACTTAATGGGTAATATTTAAACTCTCTTTTATCCCATTTCAAGAGATTAAATCTACCTGTGGTAATATCGCTCACAATAGCTGTGGATAAGCCAATGACAGCGGGATCACCGGTGCACAGAATATAATCCTGGGCACGAAAGTCCTGTAAGTTTTTTCTCATTTTAAAAACAAAAGGACCTGTACTAAAAACTATTTGAGATAGCTGCGGTAAACAGATAACTAAATAGCCAAAGTTAGAAGCCGATAAAATATTAATATTTTCCGGGGGATGCTGAAGAACATATACAAAAGTCTCTTCAGGGTTTTCTTCTTTAAATTTTAAAAACTCTTGTAAGCTTTTGTCTTTGTAGAGTTCAAATATTTTATTCTTCATTTTTTCTTCCTTCTTGACAAATAAAATAGTTAAGTTTATATTTTTGTCAAGAAAGAATTTACTATGATTGAGCATTATAAATTTAAGACAAAGCCATATGAGCATCAGCTTAAAGCTTTGCGTTCTTGCTGGGACAAAGAAACATTTGCTTTATTTATGGAAATGGGTACCGGTAAGTCAAAAGTATTAATTGATAACATCGCCGTATTGTATGATAAAGGCGAAATAAAAAAGGCACTTATTGTCGCACCCAAAGGTGTGTATCGAAATTGGTATGAAATAGAAGTACCTGTTCACTTGCCGGAACATATTGAACATACAACGGTTTTATGGGAAGCTAATTTAACTCAAACAAAAATGAGGGAGTTAGATAGTTTATCAGAAAACGATGGCAAATTAAAGATATTTATTATGAATGTAGAGGCCTTTCAAACAAGTAAAGGTGTTGACTTCGCTGAGAAATTTTTGAACAATACAGTTGGGCAATCTTTGATAGGAATTGATGAGTCTACGACAATCAAAAATCCGACAGCCAAGAGAACTAAAAGTATTTTAAAACTTAGGGATTTTGCAAAGTATCGTAGAATTCTAACAGGATCGCCCGTTACGAAATCTCCTTTAGACTTATATTCTCAGTGTTATTTTTTAGATGAATGGCATTTAGGATTTCAATCCTATTATGCATTTCGCTCCAGGTATGCTCATATGATTGAGCGAAACTTCGGCGGCCGTCGTGTTCAAATTGTGGGTTCTTATCGAAGACTCGATGAACTATCAGATAAACTACAAAACTTTTCTTATCGTGTATTAAAGAAAGATTGTTTGGATTTACCAGAAAAGACTTTTGTTCGAAGAACTGTAGAGTTAACGGATGAGCAAGTGCAAGCCTATATTTCAATGAAAGCCACAGCGATGGCTGAATTAAAAGGTAAAACAATGACCACAATGAATGTGATTACTCAAATGATGCGACTACATCAAATTACTTGTGGCCATTTTACTGCTGATGATAAAAGTATTAACCCTTTAAAAAATAATCGATTAACTGAGCTACTTTCTATTTTAGAAGAAGTTGAAGGTAAGGTTATTATTTGGGCGAATTACATTTATGATATTGAAAAAATTGTAGAAACCTTAAATGAAAAATACGGTTCACGATCCACGGTTAGTTATTATGGTGATGTCGATGCTGAAACTCGTCAACAGAATATTAAATTATTTCAAGACCCGGACTCCGAAGTTCGATACTTTGTTGGGAATACACAAACCGGTGGTTATGGTATCACGTTGACTGAAGCCAATACCGTGATTTATTATTCTAATAATTATGATTTAGAAAAAAGATTACAGTCTGAAGACCGTGCGCATCGTATCGGTCAAAAGAATGTGGTGACTTATATTGATTTAATTGCAGAGAAAACCGTGGACGAAAGAATTGTCAAAGCGCTGCGCAATAAAATTAATATTGCTAATGAGATTATGGGTGAAGAATTAGTCGATTGGATTAAATAGCTTGACTGTATTCTGTAATACCTAATTTATTTTTAGTGGCAATTAAATACTGACCTCGATTACTTCCTTTGTGAGAACAATGAATCCAACCACTGTTGGGGTCTTTGCCATCATAAAATTCTAAAATTAATTGGTCATAAGGTAGATTTTCATGTATCCAATCGGCCACTTCTTTATTCGATACACCAGGAATTTCAAAGTCCGCAGCTTCGCCTTTGGCGTGTTGTGATTTAGGAGAAGAACCAATGGCTTCACAAAGTTTCACACTTCGAAAACCCGATGTAATAATGACAGGTTTGTCAAAAGCTTCTCTAATGGGTTCTAATATATTAATACAAAGCATTTTCATATTATATAACTGAGCATCATCCGGTTCATTTTCGATTCCCATTCTTGATGCTGTTTGTGATTTAATAAATTCTTGATACGTAAAGTGTGGTGATAGATTCATTATTAACCTCCAAATATTTTATCTTGTGAACCAAAAACTTGTTGACCTTTTTGTTTTATATTTAAACCAGACACTGTTGTTGGCTGATTACTAACTACAGGTTGCCCTGAAGGAGGTAAATAACTTGTATCTGTTGGTTTTAATTCTATTTCTGCAAAAGGGTTTGGAAAGACAGGTAAAGAATCCATCAGCAAAGGAAGGTCATTATACATATTAATTAAATCATTAATATAATCAGATGAAATTTCATAAGGATTAACTTGTTCCACGTTTGCTGCTTGTTCTGCAAATAATTCTTGTACATTTTTGCTTACCTTAATCGGATTAAAAATTCCTTCTTTAATATAGTTTAATTCTTTTTTACCTATACGTTCAATCATTAAATTATCTAATTCCTCTTGATTAACACCTAAAGATAAAGCTCCCCAATATTCTTTAAACAATTGTTTTTTAGCATTATACGCAGCTTGGTTAGTAATTTGAAATCTATCAATAATTTCACTTGGTTCTACAGGGCCACCTCTTAATAGTTTACTAGTAAATTCTCTTCTAGCATTTCCTATTTTAGTATTATAATCAAAAAGTTTATATCGCATGCCTCTTTCAGGCTCTAATTTAACAGGACGTAATCCAACAATACCTGCTAATTCAGGACCTAATTCATAAGTATTACCTCTTTCATCATATTTTCCTTTTTTACCTTGAAGGGGTGTATCAAAAGCAGTAATCGCATAATCAATTCTTTCGAATGCGGGTAGAGAGCCTGGTGTAAAAGAAGTTAATAAGTGATCAATAATCGCACTTACTCTTTCATCATATGGAGTTGCTTCTGTATATAAAGTTTTTCCATCTCTTGTTTCACCTTTTCTAAAAATAATATCAGCCGCTGCTTCAAACCAAATAGATTCACTAATAAAAGGTTCTCCTAATTCTTTAGTTGCTCTGAAAAGACCAATCATAAAATCATCCATGATTCCATCATTGTCTTCTCTTCCTTCTGCTACAGCATTTATAACAGTTTGTATAGGTCTTATAATAGTGTCATAGGCGTTGGCATGTGAAAAATCAATCGTATAATAATTTCCTTTTTCATCTTTCATTGGAAGAAGTGTCGAATTTTTAGACCAATCAGCTACAAAATTTCTCATTGCTTCTAGTTGTTGATCACTAATATTATAAATGGTTTTAAACATTTCTACTGTTGTATAAGGAACAACTGCTACGGTTGATCCAAAACCAATTAATCTTTTTAGTGCAATTCCTTGTAATGGTTTTACTTCACTAATAACTTTCCCTGTTGCATCTTTAATAGGAATAGTAAATGCACGTTCTTTTAAAGCAGTGTCTATAATACCTGTAGAAGTTCTCATTATTTCCGCGGGAAAAGATACAAAGTTACCAACAGGTGCTCTTCTAATATCTTTTACTAATTGACCCACACGAGCATAGTTAGGAACATTATTTTTTACTAGATCAGCAGAGACATTAAAAAGATATTCATCATATTCTTTAGATCCTAGTTTTATAGGATTCATTCCAGGTATTTCTATAAAGGCATCTCCGTCTGGAACTCCTGCTTTTCTAAACGCTTTTCTAAAGGCTCTATCATATCTTTGCTTTTCCATTGCAAAGGTCATAATTTTAATTAAATCATCTTCAGCGGTATATAAGTCTCCCGCAACTCTTCCTATTTTTAAAAAAGGTCTTGTAATAAATTTGAAGAAATTAAGATTAGTTAAACCTTCACCAAATTTAATATCTTTTAAAAGACCTGATAAATCACCATAGGTGACACTAGAATCTACAACTCCCGCTCTTAAAAGTTTTTCATAAAGTTCTTGGCCTTCTTTACCCCCTTGTCGAATAGCATTAAAAGATGTTTTAAATGCCTTACTCATATCCAAAGGAGATACAGTAACACCTGGTATAAAACCATTAGCAAACATAAAAGAAGTTGCACTAAATAAGTTACGCGCGTGTGTGATAGGAGAAAGAATTGTTTTGGCTATTTGTGATGCAGCTTTTGGATAAAGAATAAAACTGTCATAAATAAAAGATAATGTTTTATTATTAATAAGATTTTTTTGTCCTTCTTCTAAAGCTTCTTTTAACCCAACAGAAGTGTATTTACCATTTAAGGGATTAGTTCCTCCTATATCGTAAAATTTGTTTGGATCCATTTGAACTTGACCAACATTATTTCTACCAAAAACAGCACCGGCCTGCCCAGCTGTATCAAAAAATAATCCTCCTTCTCCAGGATTTTTTAATTTTGCGTCATCAGAAATTTTTATTAAATCATCAAAGTATTGATTTTTTCTAACTATTGTAGATAAGCGTTCTACACCAGATAGCACTGTTAGAACAGGGTCTTCTATTTTACCTAAGGCTTTATTTAAGGCTCTTTGTAACTCCGGTTCTAAAACTTTAATACTCATTCTTGTTTTACTATTAAGACTATCCATTAAACTATTTTGTACAAAAAAAGGTTCGCCTTCTATAGTTGCTCCTGGAAATCTTTTCTCACTAAAAGTAATACCTTTGGGTATTTCTGCTGTTTCCACAGCCCGCGATGCATAAAACTCGGCTTCTGAATAAGGAATATCTTTTCCTTTTTTCTTTCCTACTTCTTGAATGGCTTTTATAAATCTTTGTAAATTTTGTTCTGTTGCTTTATTGGCTTGATAGAAAGGAAGAAGAGCGGGTTTTTCTAAAATATCATAAGTAGAACTTAACCAATCGCCCCATTTGGTTTCAAGATTTTCTTGAAATTCTTTCCATTGTCTTGGTTTAATTAATTGTCCTAAGTTTGTAAATAATTCTGATAATTTTCCTGTTCTAATCATATCCATTTTATTTAAAGCTTGGTCTAAATTTTTTGTATTACCTCCTGTTTTTTTAACAAAAGATTTTAATTCTTCTCTTGTTGCCTTATCTATTTTAGGTATTAAAACTTTAGCAATGCTACTTTTTTTAAAATTTCCAATAAGTTCATTACCACGTTCATCTAAATATTTAGGTGCTCCTGATATTAAAGCTTGATTAAATTTTTTCCGAGCAACTGTTCTTCGATTTAATTTTAGTGGATTAAAAATATTTCTATAAAAAGGAAAAACAGAATCAATATCTTTTGTTAAACTTTCAGCTATTCTTCTAGCATTATTTAAATCTGCTTTTTTAGAACCTGCAAAAAACTGTTCAGATTCATATGCAGCTTTTCCTTTTCTTCCTGCGGGTGTTACTGCCTCATATATTTTAGATAAAATTCTATCTGTAGTTTTATTACTTCGTGCTAATTTTTCTCCACGTGTTGCTAGTCTTTTAATAATAGTACCTGTGCCACCAATTAGACCCGAAAACAAAGCACTCTCAGTTCCAAACTTAATTCGGTTAACAATTTCTTGCATGGGGTCATCAATTTGACTTCTGTCTAATTCTGTAGGACCCCCTAACATGTCTCCAAAGGTTCCTATTTTTTCAACATCACCTACAGCAATAGCATCTGCCACACCTCCTGCTAAAGATGCTGCTCCATACTTAGCTATTTTACCTTTCTTATTTAAATCAACAGCGATATCCCCTGCTTCTTTTAAAGCAGGATTTTTAACTGTAAAATATTTTCCTAATTTTTTTGATCGTAAAGCCTTACTTGCAAGACTAGCCCCTTTGGTAAAAGCAACTCCCCCTGGTATACCTAAGTTAACCAAGGTTTCTGTTATTTTTCCTGCTGTGGTAGCTTCTGCTTTTTCATCAAAGATATTAACTTTATCAAACCATTCTTCTACTTTAGCAGCAGTATTAGTATCTGCTCCTAAATCATAAAGAGAAGCACCTAAAGAAACTACACCTTCAGGTATTTTAAGAACACCTGAAGCAATACCATTTAAAACAGATTCAATAGTACCAACATCATTTTCATCAGGTTCTTCTACTTCTTTTTTTGTTTCTTCAGCAATATCTTTTGGTTCTTGACCAGTTATTTTACTAAGATCAACTTTAAAACTTTCTCCGGGCCCTGCAATGTTGAAAGTTTGGTCTTGTAGAATTTTATCAAGATTAAGTTTGAATTCGGCCATGATAGCCTCCTTATTCTACTTGTTGTTTAGCGAAATCTAAAGCGTCTTTTCTATTTTTAAATGGCTCAACAGTTCCATCTGAACTAACAACATAAAACTGTCTTAGGATTGGATCGAATAATGTTTGCCCTGGATATCTAAATACACTAGAATCAATAATTCTTTCTGATTGTGGATCAGCAGGATCTGCTTTTATATAAGGCACTGTATCAATTCCATATTGAACAGATTCAACAGCAGCTTGTTCATAACCAGCACTATTATTCTTTTTAAAAGTATCTGTCCCTGCTTGAATTGTTTGTCTTTCCGTAAATCTAACATCTTCCGGAGATTCTTTTTTCTGATACTGAGTTCCAAAAGCAATCGCTCTTTTTTCCTCATCATCCATATTAGGGTATAAAGTACTTAATTCTTGATATTTTTGTAAAGAATCAGAACCAGTTGCTTTTGCTTCTGCCGCAGCTTTTATTTGTCGTAGTTTAATTTCTTCTTGAATAGCTAAAAGTTTTGCTTGTTTTTTTACATCTTCAACTGTGGATAGCTCTTCTCCCGCAGCTTTGATAGCGGCTCCATAATCTTCTTTTAGTAGTTCCGGAGCGGCAGCAGTTAACGCTTTAAACACTGCTTGTTTTTTACCACCTTCGGTTAACATTTTTTCAAAAATTTCTGATTTTCCTCTTACAGATTCTTCAAAATCTGAAAAATCTATTTCATCTGATTTTGGTTCTGGTGTTGTTTTTGGTGTTGTTTCCTGTGTAGTTTCAGTAGTTTCAATAGTTTCAGTAGTTTCAGGAGTATAGACAGAAGGTTCTTGTACTGATCTAAAACTAGGCTGTCCTTGAAAAGGTTTTCCTGTAGGTTCATAAGGTAAAGAAGGAAGAGTTTCAATATTAGGAACAAAACCTAATTTATTATATAAATCTTGTGCTCTTGCAACTTCTGATGCTGCTGATTCTTTTGCTCTTTGCCCTGCAAATAATTTTGCTCCAACACTTCCATAACCTCTTTCTAAAATATCTTGAATAGTAGGAACTGTTGTTCTAGGGTAAAAATTAACATCACCACCAACTTTATACTCTTCGCGGTCCTCGATCCCCGTCATAATACCTGTGCCTTTACTATTGGCTCGGCCACCATCACGAAACATTGGTCTTTTTAATATTCTACTCATTATCCAAATAATCCTAATTGACCCCCAATACCAGCAAGTCCGGCACCAATACCTAATGCTTGTGATAAAGGACTAGGGGGTGGTGTGGTTGTTGTTTGGAAAGTTGATTGTGCGGGATAACCACCCATTAAACCTGTTAGTTGTTGCCCGACAAAACCTATTTGTTGTTGTGGTGCAAAAGCTTGTTCTCTTTCAAGTTGAGCAGCAGCATCAATAATCGCTTGTTGTTGAGCTTGTTGTGCTAATCCCATTTGTTGTTGATATTGTCCTAAACCTTGAGACGCGGCTAATTGTTGTAGAGCTTGTTGTTGAGCGGATTCAAATCCAGCTTGACGTAATTGTGCTAAAGCTTGTTGCGCTGCAACATCTTGTGCAGCGAGATATTCACCTCGAGCAACACCCTCACGAGCGCCACCAAAAGCACCTGCACCAATTGCTTGAGCAGATAAATCTCTCATTGCTTTTGCTTTTTGTCTTTCTAATCCGGCTTCGGTTGCTTTAATAACTTCTTCCTGATAAGGAGACATATATGGTTTATAAGCATCAGGACCTAATAGTGAACCAAGACCTGCCGCAGATTTATAGGCACCTTCCTGTAAAGCTGTTTCTTCTGCTACCTGTATGGGTTTACCAGTCTCTGGATCTATTTCATAAAAAGAAGAGTAGTCAATAGCACCTGTCGGGCCTAACTGCTCCATTAATTTTTCGGTTAATATTGTCCCTGCCGCTTCTATAAACGGCGCGGGTTTCGTTACCGTGACTTGTTCTTCTGGCATTAAACTCTAGCCTCCAATTTATTCATTAAATCATACATTCTTTTCGCACCTTTGTTAACACTTCCTCCACCGGCAGCTCTGACTGCATCAGCGGTCATGACAAATTCATTTTTAGATAGTCTTGCCGGAACATCATCCGCACGTTCTTTTCGACCGATTGGTACAAAACCACCACCACGTAAATCCATTTCCATGGGCATACCACCCATTTTTAAATTCATTAAACCACCGTTTGCCTTACCTCTTCTTGAATTTAAAAGACGTTCCATAAATTCATCCATATAACCCATTTCGCTTGCACCTTGAAAGGCTTCTCCCATTGGAGGTAAAACATCAAAGTCTTTTAATCCTTTAAGAGCTTCTTGCCCTGGAGTTTGACTATCTTCTCTAATGAGGCCTTCTTCTCGAGGTCCCATAATTTGTTCAATGACATCAGCACCAACAGAACCTTCGGGTGGGTTGAAAGGCTCCATTCCTAAACTTTCCATATATTTATTTAAAGCCATATCTGCTTGTCTATTAGCTTCGTTTCTAATTTGATTCAATATTTCTACAGAAGGATAATCAGTGTCTAATTCACCAATCATTTCGTTTTCTATTTCTTTAGCGTATCGTGATCTTAAATCCATTAAAGATTCTTCAGTTGGTTTTTTACCTGTTATCTTAGAAAATAATATTCCTAAATCCGACATACCACCTATTTCAAAACCAACTCGGCCACCCATTCGATAACCGGAATAGCCATATCGGTCTAATAAATCATTTATTTCTTCCTCAGAATATCCAGCAAGTTCTGCATAGTTTCTTAAATATTCAGCTCTTGATGCCATATCGGCTCTTTGAGAAGCTTCACTTGCCGCTTGCTCCTCTTCGAATTTTCTTTGCTCTTCTTCAGCGGTTTGATACGCCGCTTCAGCACCACCGACTGTTAATGCAGCATAGCCAGGTCTCGTAATAGGACTTAGTCCTTCACCGGTTCCTGTTAAAGAATAACCCTCTGCTGTTATTTCTGCGGGATCTAAAACTTGTCCGACACCTTGTAGCGCCTCTAATGTACTTGGTGCTAATTTTTGACCAAACTTTGTTGCAGCTAAACCACCAGGAGAACGTAAGAAACTACCACCACCACTCATCAATCCCGATAGAATTGCGGAGCGAGGACTTATCTTACCACCTGTTAAAGCTTGAGTAGCTAAATTAGTAATACCACCTGTTAAACCTTTTCCTAAAGCAGAACCTAAAAATTGAGAACCAACTCCAAGTTTACCTAAACCTGCACCTATGATAGGACCACCAAACATCGATGCTGCAAATGGCAGAATCGGTCTAATCTCTTTGGGTATGATTTTGTTGACGGCTTTACTTATTGCGCCCATAGTGCTCCTTTGTATATCGTACAGCTACTCGTGTAATCTCATCGTCATCTGATACACGTAGCCATTTTACAGGTTTATTATAACCTAAAAGGTTTGTAAAGTACTGTTTTGTCCATTTCATAACGGTTTTTATATTACCGGTACAAACGGTGTCCACGTGCCACGGTCTGTTGCCCGAGTTATAATCTTCAGGGTTTAGCATAGCTGTGGTCATAAATCTTTGTTCTGCATCCTCATTCAAAAACGCCCAGTTAGTAAACGCATAGGGAACACCTTTGTTGTAATGAATCTTATATTGATCCAGTTCAATCGAAGGGGCTATATGTGTGTGCACGTCCTCGTACGTGTGATTTGAATAGCGAGGAAACAGTTTATAAAGGCCAAATGCTACCGTAATATCGTATATTTTGCTAGCATTTAACATACATAATTTACTTCTTTTCTTCCTCTTCGTCAACTTCTAAAGGATGAAACATCATCTGTAAATTACCTTTATAACCATGGCCTCCGTAGTGGGTAAGAGCTGTCTCTGCATCCGCATAGATTTTACCGCCCATTTTGGTCCAGAGGTTACAAAAAGCGATATCTTCGCCTAAATATCCGTGTTCCGGGTGGACATCAGTATCAAAGAAAGTATACCAAAAAGTCTTCATTTTGATGACTGTATTACCCACTAATTGAGTATTGACACACTTCTTTTCAGGGTAGTGTTTAGCCATTTTTTCAAAGACCTTTCGGTCAATCATCATAAATCCGGTCGGTCCGGCTTTAATTTCTAAGAATCCATCATCTTCGACTTCGACTTTATCTTTCTCTTTAAAGTGAACAATAAACTGTAATCCCCCATTCTTTCCATAGCCTTTCACTGGATAAGGAGTGAGTGCCACATCCACATCTTTTTTTGCTAAGCGAACCACGGCTTCGGGGTCAAATCCAATATCAGAATCAATAAAAAGCATTTTATCACAATCAGTTTCCATAAAGGTAGCTACACAATTGTTTCTTGCTTGGGTAATCAAAGCCATTCCTGATTGCAAATGAATCATCGTGGTAAAAGAAATATCGGGGTCTTTATGCCCGATTAATTTCATCATACTATTCATATAGGTCGTGGTGACCTGGTGGCCATAGGCCGGTGTCGCAATAAATATTTTAATGTGCTTCTTCTCTTTTGTTGTTTCCTTCTTTTTTGGCATTTATTTCTCCTTTATTAAATCTAAAAAGTCTATCCATTCTTCTTTACGAGTTTCCCAAGTCCAGTATTTATCGTAATGCTTTCTTTGAGTTTCATAGTCATGGTCCCCTAATAAAATAGTATCCATGGCACTATTAAGAGAAGCTGCGTAGCGTTGGGCTAAAGCTTCATGATTAGGTTCAAATTCTGTGTAATCAGCAAAATCACCGCAAGTCTCGGTCAGCGCTCCATAGTTGGTGGTGACAACTTTACACCCCGCATATAATGCTTCGAGGGCTGATAAGCAAGATGTTTCTTCAAAGATTGAAGGGTACGCCAAAAGATGAGCTTTACCAACCGCTTCTCGAACGTCGTAGTTCGATGCATATCCATGGTAATTAATATTGCGTGTTTGCTTACATTTTTTAAAAAGTGGTTCAAATTTATCTCCCTCGGTTTTTTCAAAATCTTTTCCGTAGATTTTTGTGGAAGAGTAAATATCACATTCAAAATCATCGCGCAAGTCATTTAGTATTTCAATGACTCGAACGAGGATTGACAAACCCCGCCAAGGGGTGGATGTGTAAATAAGGCGGAGTTTGTCTTGGTGCGAGGGAAAATCGGTTAAGACCATTGGTTCAATGGCATTCTTAATGACGACGGATTTATGTTCCGGTATTTGATAGCGTTCTCGAAAACGATTATATTGCCAATGACTCACATAGACAAAATAGTCAACAGAATCCACATAGCGTCGGTCCTGCATATATTGTACATTCGGTTGGTCGTAGCTTAAATGTTGCCATACCACATTAATCTTATCCTTTTGAATAAGACTAGGATGACAAATAGAAGTAATTAAATTAACATCTTCTAAGAGCGTAGGCTCTATTCGAGAAGATAAACTATCTTTGAGTATTTCTGTTCCGCCTTTAGGTAACATTTCGATTCCTAAAAAATCCATCTAACTGAATGAGTTGATGGTGTTCATTGTACATTAATTCAAAAACATCAATAAAGTCGAAACCGAGTTTGTCCATAAAGACAATCATCTCGTGAGCCATCGGAGCTCCAATGTTATATTCGACCGTTTGTAATTCCATTAAAACTGTTTGTGCTTTACGAAAGATATCTAATCCCCCTTTGATAATATCCATTTCCGAACCTTGCACATCTAATTTAATCAAATCAAAGGTAGGTTCACTTGGAAATACATTTTTTAAAGTGGTGGTTGTTCTCTTTTCCGGCACAAAATCAAATTTTGTATTCTCTTTATAAACACCATTGCCTGTTTCAATGCCTGTTTGACAACGATGATAATCAACTTCTTTGCCTTCGATATTACTTAATAAAGCAATTTTCGTTGGTCCTACTTTTTCTAATATTTCTCTTTTATCTTCATTAGCCTCAACCATAATGACACTGGCGGTAGGATAAACATCTCGAACCATTTTAGTCCATGTACCTTCATAGGCACCAATATCTAAAATGTTCCCAGGGATAAAACCTAATTTTTTATATGCGGTGAGTCTTTTGTAATGGTTATTCATCAGTTCTGCCGGACATTCCTATCAAATCCACTAATTGCGCAACTTTGACTTTAACGTTTCGTTGAACGTCTGCGTCGGTTGTATCAGTGTTGGGATCTGCAATATCGGCGTCAGCAGCTTCTTCTGATTCATATTCTAAATTTGTTTTAAGGTTCTTGAGTGTAATTTCTGTCGGCACAGAAACAATAGGAACTTCTTGTCCATTGACAGTTGTTGTTCCAATAACTCCACCTTCTTTCTTAATAGGCATACGTATTTATATCCTTAATCTCGATTAACTTCAAGTATAGAAATAACACCTGATAAGTTTGTTGTTGATGTAGTATCAATTAATAAAGCATCATTTTCTTCTAATATAATGGGGCCTTTTGCAAGATTACAAATTGTCGGACCCGAAATAGAAGCAAAAGCAATCGTATTCGTACTGGAAGTAGAACTATCATAAACATAAACTTTGACATTTTTACTTCCGCCTTCATTGGTTATTTGAATATTTTGAACAATCGCACGCGCCGTACCATTACAAGTATAAGTCGTCGTTTGAGCTGTGGTACTCGGTACATAAAAAGCATTTGCGTAAATATTAGACATTAATACCCATCCTGTACTAATAATAAATCAAAAGATGCAGAAGAGGAAGAGGTAGAACTTGCTTTTCCAGAAACATAAATATCTGACTTTTGAGGTATTACATTAATTGCATTAAAGATAACAGTTGTCTGTCCACCTCTAACATTTAAAAATTGCTTTGTTTGAAATGCTGCGTTAGCAATACTATTATCTCTTTGTATAAATTTAAAATCCATTTCTTGGTCTTTACCAGACGATATATTCATTGATAATAAATAACCAGTATAACCTGCGGGTATGGTATATAAACACATTAAAGTTTGACCATTGCCGGGAGATATAGTTGCTGCTACATCAACTCCCCCTGTATAAGTAACTGTAATTGTACCTTCATTATTTCCAAAAGATCCTGCTGTCTCTACGGACATTCTAAAAACTCGTAAAAACTGTTGTGTCGTAGTAACTGTGTTTGTACCATCCAAGTCAACAGTTTCTTCTACAAGAGCATAAGAAGAATCAAGTCCTTGTATTCTTAAAGTTCTTGCAGCTGTTCCTACTACATCATCATTAGCATTATCACTGACTACATCAAGAGTAGCTTGAGCTGTTTGCCAAGGATAGTTGTTTCCTGTTTCCCAAATTGTTTCAAAAGCACCTGAACCAATACTAGAATTATATCCAAATTTATTAATCATCGAGTAACCAGGAACTTTACCTTGCTGTATAGCTAGGTAAAAAGGAATATCATCAACCGTACTTCCACCTGTTACAGGATTGACATTATTACAAGTGGCCATTAATACCTCGCATTATACCAAGCAAAAGACTCGGCTCGGTTTTCTGTTTCTTTTGTATAGGTTGTATTTAATTGTCGAATAATTAATTCAATCGTTCGAATAACTTGATCAATTTGTCCTTGTTGATATTCAACAGGAGCATCCGTGAGTCGAGGTGTATTAATCTTAGTCATTATCTCTTACCATCCGGTTGGGCATCTAATCGCAGTGTTCCGTATCGCCAGTTATCTCCCACTGCATCACTTTCAATTTTAATCGCGACTTGTCGACCGCGGATACGTGTATCGACTTTCGTGGTTGTGGAATAAACAGTAGCATTAGAAGCCGTGGTTTGAATCCCACCAGGGTATTGTCTCACTTTAAAAGTCATATCCACACTTCCGGCTAAATTTTTGTAATCAGGAATATATCGTCGAACAAACATAATATCATCTCCTCCTTCGACAATCTCTACATCGCCGGATTCAATATAAGAAGTCATGGCGGAGCCATTGGCATCGGTTCCCGTTTCGTGTTCATAGAGCTGCGAGCGACCAGGAGTGACACCAATCACGGTCGGCGTTGCGTTGGCCGTGGAAGACGGTAAATACTCCGTGGCAAAGGGTTTATCAAATACATCAGAACCCACCCAAGTACTTCGATTTAGAGTACCCACGGTCCATGCATTTTCTCGATAAGAATAGGTTACCACACGGTTAATATAAATTGATTCTAAATCGGGATAGAACCAATTGATTTCACCAAACTTTAAGTTGACTCCTGCAAAGATAGAATTACGTTGACCTAAATTAAGATTATCAAAGACAAAGTCTTGAACTGTACAAGGTAGTGTTTTTACAGTACCGTCATACATAAAGAAGGTTCCATCGGACATCCAATACACCACGTTTTCGGCTTCGATAGCCACATGCGGACCAATGGCACCACAGTTTGTACCAATTTGAGTAAAGCCAAAAGTATAGGGAGGACCCACATATTGCATCGCATGCGCAGAGTTATCGGTGAGAATTAAAACGTCTCCTCTTGTTCGCATTGCGGTAACAATCGCATTACCATCGGATAAACGTTGGAAGCCGGCGGTATTAATACCATTAGGTGTAAAATCAGTTGTCGATTCTTGATTACCAAATAACACCGACATCGGGTCAAAGGTAGACGAAGAACCGGGTGTGGTTTCGGTTCCTAAGAAAACTAAATGTCGATCGCGAGCCGACACAATCATAAAGTTGCTTTGATCCGGCGCATTCGTAAGCTCCGTCATTCGCGTGGTTGTTAAATTGTTTTTAAAAACAGAAGTATCTAATGTGTATGTTTTACCATTAATCAAAGTGGCAATTAAGTCTTCACCAAAGTTATCCAGTTGCCACACACGAGTACTATTAATATTAATTGCGGGACTTGGACTACTCCATGTACCAATACCCCAACGACCTGCACCCCAACCAAAACCAGAAGCCGACACAGCATCACCAACGGGAATTTGAAAGGCCGCTCCGGCCGCTGTACCACCGGTTGTAACGGTTCCTGGAGTGACTCCTAAATCCGCAATATCAACTTTAAAGTTATCGGCATCAATACGTTCAATAATTTCAAATTCATTTTCCATGGTCGTGTTATTGATGTTAATAACACTAACACCGGATACAGAAGAGAAAGTAACAAAGTCGCCGACATCACTACCGTTCGATGTTGCCAAAACTTCCACCATCGTCGTACCCGAAGTAAAGGTAAACGCAGCGGGAAGGGTTGTTGATAAGGGCGTGACGTCATTGACACTACCATTATAATAGACATAAACTTTTCGATTCGTTCCAATTGCGGAGAATTGTTCGCCTTGTAAATCAGCATAGGTATGCTGATCGCGAGCCGCACCAATCATCGGCTGAATAAGTAAAGATTCCCAACCTCCTATTTTTTCCGGGAGGCCATAACGAAAGCGGATGTTGTCGGAATCGATCCACTTGCCTTCGGCACCGTATTCGGTGTCTTGTTTATCGATTCCGGGTAAAAATTGTAATTTTCCTAGTGGCATAGCGCATAATGTACCACCTTTTAAAAATTTATTCTAGAGGTAAACGAAGTCTAATTCTTTGTTTTTTCTTCTTTTGCGGGCTCTTCCGCAGGGGTTACCTTTTTGAATTCATTTATATAGTGGTTAATGAGAACCTGTGTTTGATCCAATTGAACCGACAAATTATCTCGTTGGTTAAGAATAGGTACAAGTATATTCACCACGGTCTTTTGTAGGTCATTTAAATCTTTTTCTTCGTAGGTTTTTCCGTCAATAGTAATCATCTCTATCTCCTTCTTTTTAATACGTGACAAATCGTATGGTATTCCACACGATTTGTCAACGCACTATTATGCTAAGTAGTTCTTACCCGCGGAGATCGCAGCGTTGCTCGCTGTCATATCTTCGTTGGTCCAGAAATCTTTAGCAACCATAATCTCTAAGTGGCGGACATTGCGATCAACACAATCGTTTTTATCTTCTTGTGTATCGTCTGCCATTTGAGAACCATCAATGATACCATTGATTAAATCCACACTATCACCCATCGCTGAGTAATGTTGTGCGATTTCTTCGGCTGTTATTTCGTTTTCCATATTATGCTCCTTTTAATGTGTTTACTTCTTCTTGAAGTGTATCAACTTTCGCTGATAATTCTTGTATTGCTTTAATTAGAATTGGGTAAGTTTTCATTACATCAGCTTCTAATCTATCTGGATTTTCTTTTAATACTAATCTTGTATAATCTTCTAATCCAAATTTTTCTTGAACTAAATCAAGTTCTTGTGCAATAAATCCAAAATCTTTTTTACCTTCAAAACTTCCATCCCTTCTATTCCAGTCAAACTTAACAGGTCTTAGAGAATTGATATAGTCTATACCAAAAGGTATATCTTCAATATTTGTTTTATCTCTTGCGTCTGATAACGATGAAATCGTTGTTGTATTACATCTTAAACTAGAAATAGAAGCATCACCTAAAGTAATTTGATTTGATACAGTATTTGTTGATGATAAAGCATTGTATCCAACACAAGTATTATTTGTACCTGTTGTTATACTACTACCAGAAAATGCACCTAATCCAGTGTTTTGAGTACCAGTGGTCACTATTAATAAAGACTGATAACCAAAAGCAGAATTAGTATTTCCTGTTGTATTAGCATTTAAAGTTTGATAACCAACACCAGTTAAATTACTGCTTGTTGTACTTGCATACAAAGAAGATTTACCAATAGCAACATTATTATTACCACTAGTACAAAAATTTAAAGACGCTTGACCTATGGCGACATTACCTGCACCAGTAGTAACTCTTTCACCTGCATACGCACCAAGATAAGTACCATCACTACTTGTTGTTACTGCTTCACCTGCTCTATAGCCTAATGCAGTATTGCTTGCACCAGTTGTATTAGCTTGAAGTGCATAAAATCCAACAGCGGTATTATTAGATGCTGTATTGTTGTATAAAGCACTTCTTCCTAGTGCTGTGTTACTAGCACCAGTGACATTTAATCTTAATGCTTCTCTGCCTAAAGCTGTGTTACCACTTGCAGTCGTGTTATCAGCTAAAGCACCATAACCTATTGCTGTATTATCATTTCCTGTAGTGTTATCTTGTAATGCAATTCCACCTAGTGCTGTATTAGGTGTACCAGTCGTATTAGCATTAAGAGAA